CACCAACTGTTTTAAATATATTTATTTTTTCATCAAGATTTTTTACTCTATCTGCATAATCTGTATCTGTTTGAGGTACTCTTATTAATTGATTAAGATCTTCAAAATATTTTTCAAATATTTCTAATTGTACTTGAGTACCTAAACTATTAAACTCTGTAGGAGTTATATAGCCTCTTTGCTCTTTATTTAAGATAAGTAAAACAGTTTGGTATACCGTGTTTACATTTATAGCCATCTTTGTTGTTTATTATTATAATAAAGGAGGCCAAAGCCTCCCTTATTAATATTATATTAAGAAAGTTTTTTCTCTATTGACTTAAAAACCTCTAAGCCTTCATCTGTTTTAAAGAATTGAGCCATAGCTGAATATGGATGTTCATCAAATGGAACTGTCATTAATTTCATTTGGTTTGAAGCCCACATAAATGTTCTTTGATCAGAACTTAATTTTATTATTCCAGCTTCTGTAGCTTTTATTGCAAAATTTCTTAGTTGTACATTTTCATCATTTGCTAGGTCTATGAATAATTTTGGATTTTTCTTAGCAAATACTAATAAATCTCTTTTAATTTCCTTAGAACTCATATCTCCAACTTTAGAACCAACTTCTACTCTTAAAATAGCTTCAGCTTGATCAATATCAACCGTTCTAGCCATATTAAGCGCATCTATTTCTAATTCTAAATCCATTAAGTCATCTTGAGCTTGTACGACTTCATCTACTTCTCTATATCGTTGTCCTTTTAATGGATGATATAAAGATAATATTTTTTGTAATGCTTCTTTTTCCTTTTTTACTAATAAAGCGCCGTCTCTAAAAACAATATGTCCTAAAGTAGATTCTCCTTTTTGTTCATCTTTAAACGGAGAATTTTGATTAGTTGCATATCTAATTTCTCGTTGCTCTCTAGTTTTACTATCATACCACAATAAAGCATGTCTTGTGGTGTGCCTAGATGGAATTTTATATGTTAAAGGAGTTTTATCACCTGTTAAAACATAAGTTCTATCTTTTACCTCCCAAGTATCTTTAGGAGTTATTTTTTCTTTTTTTGGTTGTGCAACCTGTGTAGGTTTTTCTAAAACAACCTCTTCTTTTTTTATTTTTTTTGCCATGATATAATATAATTAAATAATTAAAAGTAAAGGTAGGGACATCTAATAATAGATGCCCCATCTTTACAAAGTATTAAATACCTTTGAATAATACAAAGTTATTAGCAGCTTGAGTTACAAGACATCTTTCTGAAAGGAAGTTTACTTCCATTGCATCAAGATTAGAAGTGTAAGCACCTCCAGCTGATCCAGTTAACCAAGACTTCATACGTCTGTCTTCTGTTTGAGAAGCTCTATAACGTACATGTAAGAATGGTCTTCTTATATTAGTACCTAAAATTTGATCGTAAACTGTTGAAGTACCTGCTGGTATTAAAACACCTTCGATTGATTGAGTACCTGCAATTGCTCCTCTTGTAGAAGCATCATTTAAGTATTTCCAGTCAGTTTTATAGAAGTCATAAGAACCTCTTCTGAAACCACTAAATCCAAGATTTAAAGCCATTTCTTCTGAGTTTTCAAATAATCCATAAGCTGTACCACCGTTAGCACCGTAAGATACATTAGCAAGCATGTTATCAAATTCTAATGCAGTTGATCTTTGTAAGAACAGCATATTTTCTTCAATAGCACCTTGAGTATCTAAGTTTTTAAGTATTTCATCAAAGTCATCTATACCAGCTGCGCCAGCAAATCCAACTTCTACGTTACCTCTTGATGAGATAGCAGCAAAAAGACCTTCAGTACCTTTAAATCCTGAAGCAGCAGCGTTATTTCCAGCAGCCGCAACAGCGATCTCACCTTCAACACATACCATTTCTAGGTAATCTTCAAATCGTAATCTAGTTTCAGATTCGGCTTTTAAGTACCATAGATAACCAGTAGTTCCATCTTCTGTAGCAACTTCAACCCAACCTATTTGAGCCATATCTGATCCGTTTATTGTATAAACATTTCTGATAATAACTGGTGAGTTGTTATATTGTTGAAAAGCTGGAGTAATAGTAATTTGTGGTTGGTTAGCTAAATTTCCTGTTTGTAAACCAGCAACTGCATTACTTGTTGCAGCACCTTTTTGAAATTCTGAACCAAATACAAATATTTTTACAGTAGCACCTAAACTAGCTAAAGTTTGAGCTGTATAAGGAGCAACCGTAAGTACACCTGTTGCTGTTTGTGAAGTTAATACAACACATTTTAATTCATTACCTGCACTGTCCATCGCAACGATAGTTTGACCAGGTGAAATTACATTTCTTGTAACGCCTGGAGCTGTTGGTGCAGGTATTGTAAGAGTATCACAATTACCAGGGCAACCATTAGCTACGCCATCATAAGCTATATGTAATCTGTTTTGTTCTGACCAAACAACTTGATCTGAAGTTAAAGGCATTTCAGCACCTACCATACGTAAAAAACCAGATAGAGTTCTATTTCCATATCTCTCTACTTCTTGTTCGTATATTTCTGGTAGATATTGCTGAGCAAAATCATTATTACCATCTGTAAAAGATAGGTAATTACTGGCCAATAGCTGCTGATTAGGAGCAGGAACTATTGAACCAAATTGTGGAGTTAAAATTCCCATAATTTATTTATTAATTTTTAATTAAACGTTTTCTTTTTTATTCTCAGTTTTGAAGAATCAAGTCCACTAATTGCTTTTACTTTTAATCCACCTACAAATACTTCTCCTGAAGCTGTTTTCCTGGGTTCAGTACTAATATTTTTAGATTTTGCTAACTGTTCTTTAATAGCATCGGTTTTACCTTGCTCATAAAAATGATTAGCTAGAGTGTCAGCATTTCGCGCTGCATATAAAGCTTTATGATAACCAGGTGCGTCTTGTATTTCTCCATCTTTATTAAGAAACTTCTCAATAAAATTAGATATATCACTTTGATTATCACCAACCATTGAGGGATCTTTTACTCCGTATCTAAATTTTTTATCTCCTAATTTAAAATCAAAACCTTTGAAATCTTCGTTAAAAAGTGTTTTAGTTTTAGATACAAATCTCTCATGTTTAGCTTGATTTGCTGCTTGATCTTCGTTGTAGCGATTGAAAAAGTCCATTGCTTTTTGTTGGTCTTGTGTTATGCCGGGTCTCAACTTGATTTCGTCATAATATTTAATTTTAAGATCCTCTAAAAAGTTTTTAGCTTTCGCAATTTCTTCTTTATAAGCGAGTTTTTTCTTTTTTATATCTCGCTCTTCGTCCACCTCTTCATCATACTTAAAAGTGTCTTCAATAATAAAGTTTACTTCTTCGGCGTTTAGATGAGGTTTAGCTTTTTTGTAATATTCATGCAATAATAATTCTTCATTTACATTACTATAATCAGCATTTAATCTTGCATAATCTTCAACGGTTCCACCCGTTTCTTCCATGAATTTTACTAGTTTTTCTATGTTTTCAGGTAACTTTTGTGTTTCAGTTTCCTGTAATATTTCTTCTTGTTTCGATGAGGTAGTGGTAGTTTCAGAGCTTCCATCCACTCCTGTTTGGTTAGAATTATCTTCTTCATCAGTAATTTCTTGTAATGGTGAATCAGATTCTATTTTTTCTTCTTGAGTTTCAGAAACTTCGCTGGACTTTGATATCGATTCGTCCACCTTAGTGCTATCTCCGGTTTGTTCGCCCACATCCACCTTCTTTGTTTCTCCGACTGGAATGGCATCTTTTTCTTCGTTTTTTGGTTTAGTTAAATCTACTTTTGTTATTTCAGGAACTTTATCTTCACCTAATTGTTTAGGTTTAATTACTTTTTTTATTTTAAAACTACCTTCTTCTTTAGTAGGTTCTTGTGTAGTAGGCTCTACTATTGCTTTAGCCTCCTCTACTTTTTCTAATACTTTTTCTTTTATTGGGTTTTCTTTTTTTGACATAATATAATAATATAAAATTAATTGATTTTAAGATGGTCCAAATTGTTCTAATCCAAATCCATCTAGGTTATCATTACCTGAAGATTCAAAATCTTTAGGTAGAAGATCATTTTGTCTCTGATCTATTAGTTCACTTTGTTGTGTACCTTGTAGTTTTACTCTTTGATCTTTACGATCTTCTATTGCCCTTTCTTTTTGTTGTTGTACTTGACCTTGAAGTCGAGCTAACTCCATATCATAATTAAATTCTTCCGCCATTAACTGTTTTTTTATTTCAGCTTCTCTTTCCATTTTAGCTATTTCAAACTGAGACTTTGCTTGTTCAATTTGAATTTCTGTTTCAGCCATTGCTTGGTTTTTCTGTACCTCAGCAAGAGCAGCTTTTTCAGCAGATTCTGCATTAGCAGCAGCTTGAGCTTCTATATTTTCTAATTGTTGAGCTCTTTCTAATTCTTGTTTTTTCTTTTGTCTAGCTTTTAAACTTTGATTAGCTAATTTAATATTTTTTATTTCCCTTAAATCTATAGCATCTTCTAAACTTATATTTTGTTGTTGCAATGCCATTTGAATATTTTGTTCTAAATTAGTTTTATCTTCTTCTTCAGGTTCTAATTCTAAAAATATACCAAAATCATGCAAACTTAATTTATTAATTTCATTAAGTGTATGTGTGTTAAAAGTGTTAATACTAGTCATTAGACTTTGTTGAGTAAGAGGGAATTGTAGCATATCAGCTATTCTCAGACTTATATTTTCACAAGTTCTTATAGTTAAATACATTAATGATTGTAAAATATGTCTTGTAGCGGTGTTTGAATTAGCGGCGGCT